GTCGTCTTCATCTTCGACGATAAGTAGAATGTTTAAATCGGACGGAAGTGAGTAAGAGTAACTAAACTTCTTAAACTCAGTACTTCCAGATACACCTGTTAGCGTAGAACGCTTGGTGTTATAGTTAAATATATTGTCGCCAAACAGTTCAGTAACAGCTTGTTCATAAGCTCTGTTGGCAATCTCGTATGTAGTACTAGTTGTATCACTAGCCTCAATATGATAGCTGCCCACCATACGAAGGGCAGAATTTATTATCTTAAGCTTGGTCGCTTCTGTAGACATAAAGGGAGTAGCCTCCCCCGAATACGCAGGGGAGGCTACGGTTAAGATTAACTTTCGTTACAACGGATTTCGCCAGAAACCTCACCCCACATACGAGATGCTTCAGCGCAAAGCTTGAAGTAAACGTAAGGGATGTTCTTCTTAGCAGGAACGCGCCATACATCACCCTTGAGGGCAGTACCCATCGAGAGCTTAAGAGCTTTCGATGTAGAGATGATACAACGACGCTCATCTGCATCACTACCGTTAGACATTGGGAGACGCTCAGTGTGAATGAAGCGGAAGCCCATGAATGTAGTTACACTACCTTCAGCGAGTGACTTGCGAACTGCGAAGTCAGAGCTAACAACCTCAGTAATGCCGAGTAGGTCATCAAGCTGCTTTGCGGAAACAAAGCAATTAACAATCTCATCTTGATCAATAGCGTGCAGCTTTAGCATAGTGCGACGAGCTGCGCGAAGTTTAGCAAGAGTAAGACCAGAACTAGCAGTACCGAAGTCGCCACCAACACAGAAACCTTCAGTTTCTCCAGTGGCTTTTTCAAAGTCACCTGCAGTGTCAATATCTCCAGCAGACTTGTTGCCCACTATGATCTTAGATTGATTTTCGAGAGCTTGACCAGCTACGAAGGTACGAGTAGTACCACCAGACTTACCAACGTAAGCTTCACCGAAGAACTTGTCGATGATGATGTCGTCAATCTTACGCTTACCAGATGCGAGAAGTGCTTGAGTGTAAGCATTCATTGGATCTGTAAGTACGCGTTTTAGATCTTTCTCATCAACATACTTGCCAAGCTCATAGTCTTTAAGACCAATGCGACGGCGGTCGTGAGTAATTTCACTGTTAGGATTGTCACCATAACGAGTAGCATCTTCAGTCATCGCTTCGGCTACGCCGACACGATCAAAATATTGAAACTCTTCGTTTTGGGACTCTTGTTCGAAATAAGGCTGTAGTTTAGACTCGCTTTGCTGGAACGCTTGTTCGAAACCAGCTTTGTAAGCCTGTACATAAGCATCATTGATAGTGATACCACCAGCAGGTGTACCAGTTTGTGCCATATAGGCAGGATCAGAATATGCCATAATAAATAATAAATAAGGATTAAGTTTAAGTAGAAGTTTGCTTTTCGACGAGCTACCCTTTCGGACTCTTCTAGTTTTACGAAACCAACGGCTTTCCAAAGCTGTATTCGGACCTAAAAAAGGCTACCCCAATATCACTGGAATAGCCTTGTTTAGAGAAGTTGTCAAGTTAAATTACACGGTTGGATATAACTTGTTGTACAAATTAGCTCGTTTATCTAACAATTCTTGACGCTTAGAGCGATCTTTCATGTTCAGACTTGATGGATCTGCCATAATCAACGAAGCATGACCTTCGTCGATCTCAGAAATCTGAGCCTTAATACCATGAGTATTTTCGTTAGCAAAGCCACTAGCTGGATTATTATCAGCCATAGGTAATGTATCACCTGATACCTCAGCTAGTCGATGGAATAGCTTCAGTACTGCTGGATGATTGGCAACGATTGGATCAGACTCAACTAATTCTTTGATCTCGGGAATCTCCGTAGACATTGCCTCATATGCTTGGTTAGCTAAGGCTAGATTAGTATTGTACTGATCGCCCCACTCTAATTGCACTGCCTGACGTAGATCACTCACTTTAGTCTGGTACTGCTCATTGGTTTGAGTCTCACCATCTACAGTTAGGTTTACGTAGCGATTATACAAGATATCAAACTGTTTCTGGGACAGTCCCATCTCTGCTGCGAAATCAACAAGCTCTTGGGCTTGCTCATCAGGCATTTGATACGCTTCGCCATCCTCTGAGCCTAACTCGGGGATTGAGTACTCATCATCTTCTGGACGAAGCTGATCGAAGAAACCATTCCACTCCTCATCACCCCAATCTTCCTGCGGTGCTTGAAGTCGTTTAGTTCCTAGTGCACTCTGTGCGTTAACTAATTGATTCGCTAAGGATGTTAGATCCTTGGTATTTTTAATAGTATCGTTACCCTTGAGTTCATCTGGTAATGACTCGTAGAATTGCTGATACGTATTATCTTCCACAGGCTGTTCGGTAGCTGGTTCTTCAACTCCGCCACCCAGACCGCCTGTAGGTTCTTCGATTACTTCTTCTTCAGACATTTTTCTTTTGCTCCAACTCTAGTTTGTTGATTAATTGCTGAGGGTCGTCTTGACCAATCAGCGTGAGAAAACTCATAGCTAAACGTCTGCGTCCTTCGCACTCGCGAAGTTTAGACTCCTCTGCGTGGAAGACTGGCTTGGTGACGTGGCACTCACGCAACAACACCTTAAAGAACCTCGCGCCTTGGGGAGTCTCTAATATATTGATAAGATCATTACGAAGCTGCGACTTTTCTCGCAACCTCTGCACGGAATCTAATAAACTCATATTATATGTTCAACAGCTGACCCACACCTTCGGGATCAATCTGTTTAGCCTCAGCAACATCTTTAAGTGCCCCAGTAATTTGAGGAGCTGCTTGAGCTTGCATCATTTGTTGTTTTTGTTCGTTAGCTTGGTTAATTTGTGCTTGAACCTCCTCAGCCGATTTGACCACCGCTGGGTCAAGATTGCGATATTTAGCGTAGCTCGCAAGTAACGTCTGTTCGTCAATAGCACCCATAATCTCAGGTTTAACCTGAGCAAGAGGAGCGATATCTCGCATAAAGGAACTAATATCTGATAGACGTGTCGCATATTGGGATTGGGAAGCTGGGCTAGAAAAAGTAATTTCTAACATACCACCATTCAACGACTCTGGTCTCTCAGGTAACTGACCTTGACGTTCAAGTAGCTCAAAGGTTGCTTCGATTGCTGGAGCTAGATATTCAGTCTCCATACGATTTAGCAACGGTGCTAGTTGGTTCAACATCTGACCACGCACGTCTTGGATCTCGGTAACACTCTGACGTTCCTTCTTTTCTTGACGTATGATTTGATCGACAAAGAATGAACGGTTGATGCTATCACGATACATCCGAATCATTTCCATTACATACTGTGGCTGATTACCTGCCAAGATCGGCGAAGGTTTCTCAGAGCCAGCTTCATGGAACATAATCTGACGTGACCCGTACTTCATCGGAAGCATGATGCTGTCTTCTTCTGCAGTAAGGGTTGGGAAGTTTAAATACTCAGCAGAGATCAAGGCTTCCTTGACCATCTTGTTGAGCGCACGGATCTGAGACAAGCATGAGAATGCTGGTCCACGTCCGTATACCTCGTCTGCTAACTTAGACCAACGAGGTACTAGGAAAGTAAAGTAACTAGATCCGCTCTCTTCAATGACATCTTTTAGAGATGGACTCCAGTAAGTAACCTTGTATGGGCGACCTTTGCCAACACGTCCGCCCTTCTTAGCAGCTGGATCGTTGTTCGGCTCGATTGTATATACAAGTTCAAGTTTGTTGTGAACGGACATCTCCTTGTTGAATCCGTCCATGTCCGCAATCTGCGGAAAGGCTTGAAGCATCTGACGTGCTGTCTTATAGCAGCGGTAATGTACTGTGTCTACATTACCAAACTGATCTGTATCAAAAAATACATCAGCAAGAGGACGAGCGCGAAAGTTAACCACTCCATCGACTTCAGTAATCTGAACAGGAGCAGTACCATAAGCCCCAATATCAAGGAAACACTCGTGGCTTGTACTATAAAACTGTGATTTAGGTAGACTAAATTCATGAAGAATTCTGTCTGAGACTTGCTGAAGATAGGCAAGTTCATCGCTACTGAGTTGTCCTGATGGTTTGTCTGTTACTTTTAAATAAAACCAGCGATCTGATTTAGGTACTAGATTTGAGCTAAGACCGTTCGCAAACATCTGATTACACCACACCGCAGTGTCATCGTAGATCTCACGAGAGCCATCATCTTGGAAAGGGGTATGCCCGTGATCAAACTTGTTGGAGTTTGGACGGACATACTTTTGCGCATCAAGAAACATGTTATCAAGGTGAGACCTCAATAACTTTAATTCTTCATAACGCTGACGTAATGTTTTAACCATACAAGTTACCACCGCCACCTAGAGGTGAGCGACCTTGCGTCTTATTGTTCTGCTGATTAGCACGACGTGGCAATACGCTACCCATACCAAACAACGATCCAGTTGTCAGTCTCCGAGTCGGCGTCTTCGCTTTTGCGATTGGCTGACGTGCCACAGGTGCTGGCGGAGGAGGCGGAGCTGGAGGTGCTGGAGGCGGAGGTGGTGGCTTAGGTCTGCTGCCCATATTTAGATATACGTTTAAAAGTTTCCCATTTATAAAATTTAAATGGAGAGTCGGTGTTCATCTTGTGATATCTGCAAAATTCTATCCTGTCAAGCGGAAAAGGTGCAAGTTCTAAGAACTTAGTTACAGTATACTCTGGATTCCTGTGGGCTGCATAACACACATGCCAGTATAGCCCCTCCTCATCTTCCTTGACCATACCAAGCAAAAGATAATCGGGACCCCCGAAAAAATATTTTTGTTCGCCGTTAGGGGAATCCACTATCTCCTTGAACAATGCTCCGAAGTCCTGACCCTGAGTATTGTACAGGACACAGGCTTCATCATACATTGACAGTCTGTGATACTCACCAATTGAGAGATTTGACTTGGTACTCATTCGTATTCTTGCGCTTCTCGAAGTTGGGCTGCTTTAATCCTACCGCTAATGTACGGAAGGCGTCAGCCCCGTGCGAGTTCTTGTCGTGAACTGGTGTCTTGCGGAACACACCACGTGAACTGTCAAAGTCTTTATGGTATCCCTTGAGAGCCTCAAGTCCTGCGTAGCATTCATTCTTAGAAAACCAGCATCGGTTTAGCATGTTACGCACGGCTTCGATGCCATCTATAATCGACAGCTTCTTAACTGTCGTAAACTTGAGCCCCAGACTTCTGGCGGTCTCAAGTCGTGACTTACCTGTGCCCAGCTCGCGCACCTTAATATCGTGCGGTGCGTAGTGCTTGCCGTAGGTCACGTCCTTCTGGTTCGACCATGTATGCAAGTACCTTGCGTAGTGTGGTAGACCTTCGCCACTGTTCTCATAGTAGTGCACCACGCGGATCTCACTCTTGAACAGTTGCACAAACCAAATGGTTGTGGCGTCATCCATGCCCAAGTCCCACGCTGTGTGCACTGGGAGTAGCGGATCTACCGCAATCGTTTCCACAACGCGCTTATCTTTATAAGCCTTGTTGATCTGCGATCCGTAGTACGCCCCTTCGACTGGCGTCTTGAATGAACACATGTACTCCGACTGGAATCGGGCTTCGTTGTTCAGTTCGCTGCGTGCCTTACGAATCTCATCGGCAGGTATCGCCTTTGTTTCCTTGACCGACAGGTGGCTGCTGAACCAGCTGCCCTCCGACTGAGCTCGCAGTAGTAGCTTGTAGAAATGATTCTCACCACGAGGCGTTCCGTTGAACAATGCCCAGCCTCCGTTCTCCGCTAGGATGGGGTTAATCAACTGCCACGCTGCTGGGTCGGAGATACTGTACTCCGAGAAAACTACACCGACGGGGTTCGCCCCCACCATTTTATCTGGGTCGTCAGACCCCATTAGTTGAATGACTGAGCCGTTCTTCAGGTGAATGCGCATCTCCTGCTCGCTCTTCTTCTCAACTATCTCCTTGGGAAAGTAGTCAATGAACTTCTTACCCTCACCTGTCATACCATTCCAAACAATACGTCTGGCTTGGTTCGCGTATGGCAGAACATACCAATACGTCCCTACACGCTGTAGAGCTTTGATCGCAGTGATATTGACACACGTCAAATCCTTTCCAGCACGTCTGTGCCATGCGACGACCGCACGAAGCGACCGTTTCTGTTGAGACATATATTTCAGTAGGCTGAGCTGATATGGTCTCGGCTCCCACCCCTGTGCAGGTATTCTAACACTCATTCACTTCGTCGTCATCATCATCCACCGCTTCTTCCCACTCCCACTCATCTTCGTTGTTAATAGGGTTAGCACCACCTGAGACGTAGACGTCATGGTAGCTCACCGCATTCTTCAAGAGAGACTGAGCTGCGTAGGGGTCGCTGAATCTTAGATCATATGACATTGGGTCTTCTTCCATAGACGCGATTATTACATAGTTTCGGCAGTGTTCGCCGAGTATTGCTTTTGCGTCATCTATGGGGCTGTTATTCATTTTTATCCTCGTCACTAATAAACTCATCATATTCCTCGTCGTTGTCAATCACCTCTGCGTCCACAATATCTTTCAGCTGACTCTTCGTCACTGCGCTGTAGTCCACAGTCATGATCTTCATCTCGCCAGTTATATTCTGCTGGACGTCCACACTCTTAAGTTTTGGCTGCGTGTAACTCGCCAACTCCTTCCAAATTGCAATCCTCTCCTTCACGGGAACTTCCTCATCTGCTGTGAAGTTCATCAGCTCCTCGATGGGGTTGATCCCTCTCTCTGCAAACATAGCCAAAAGTGCCTTACGCTGCTGAGCTGGAGTAGGGGCTTTGCTCATCATATCAAGAAACTGCTCCTTGAGCGTCAGCTCCTTCTCAACTTTTACCAGCTCTTTCTGAGCGACCTTCATGTCTTCTTCTGCTTTCATACGCTTACGATGACATCGAGATCTCTTCGCTGCCTGTTGCTTGATTACCTGCTTCGGCTTCTTGCCAGAAGCATACGTTCGTTTATCTGTGACCTTAACGGTGCTTTCGTCCACCATTTACATATGAATCTTTGCATACGCCGTGTCAAGTACAAAAACACGTGGTACACTTGGAACACCTATGGAACACTTTTTTTGGGTGGGTGTACCCAATTCTATTATATGAATATTAAGGACTTACAGAATCTGGTACACAAAGTACACTTTTTTCTGGGGAAAATTATTTTTAGTTTATGTCTCTTGAAAAAGTGTACCTTCTGTTCCAAATTACGTAAGTCGTTGATAAAGCTACAGACTTATGAAACTGAAAAGTGTACCACAAAGTGTACCCTAGGTGTACCAAGTGTACCACAATTGCCTAATACCTAGGGGCTATACCTCATTAATTCCTCAAAAATCGAAAATTGGATACGCAGGTAGGGACTCCTCGTGTGTCTCCGATGCAGTCCCCCCATGTGCCCCCCGATCCAAAGTGCCGTGCACCTCGGGTCGGAGCACCTGCAGTACACGATTCGCGGAACAAAGCTACATGCACCACCAGTCCACCGACCCTACGCAACACCGACCTCGGCGGGATAACGTGTTGGTGCTCAGTATCTTACATCCGATTCGCCATCGCAACGCAGGAAGTTGCCCACTTCAAGACCCTATCGGCGACACAAACCAAAAAACCAGCCCTCCAAAAAGATCCGAGGACTGTTGCCAACCCTCCACCTCATGGCTTATCCGACGATGGACGATTCGCTGTCCGTTCACACCCATCCGAGTATCTCGGCTCTGACCGACCGCCATCCTTGAATCCGCGCACACCCCACGCCATGCAGTAAATCGCCATCCACGCCACGAGGACTAGCGAGCCTCAACGGGCTGGTTGCCGGCAGTTCAAACAGTATGCTGTCGGTCGCTCTGAGTCACGAATGTTTCATTGGACATTTGCTCATGTTACTATTTTGCTGGAACCTTGGTTTTTTTGATCAACGTGCTCTATAAATCCTGTAAAGGTAGAATTTTCTGAGAAGCGGTGAATAAAGCTAATCGTTGTCTTGTGACGTATGTCCAGTAACGTAGCCACCCTTCAGTGAATCGTATTACGATTCGTGGGAAAATCTCCACCTTGACAGGATTTCCTTAACGAGCACGTTGCTCAAAAAGAACCAAGAACCACAGTAAAATAACGTAACATGGCAAATGTAACCAAAGAAAAATCCGCACCTCAGATCAACTCGTCAGCATGGACTGTTATGTCCTGCCGTCAACCAGCCGCTGTTGAGGACTACGCGCTAGTCCTTCGCAGCGAGTCTGGCGAATACTGCAAGTTGTGGGATGCACACGCCTTCAAGCGTGGCGCAACGGTCACAGTCGAGACAATCGTTTGGGAGAACGGTTACAGCGACTCGTTCATCATCGGATAAGCTCATCGAGCTGGGGGTTGGCAACAGCCCTCGGCTCTTTTTTCCGCTAATAAATAAAAAACAAAACAAATCAATATATACTACTATGCAAAACAACACATATCCTTACATAATCAGCTACCAAGTAAAAGATAATCCAGACTATGACTACGAAGAAGAATTCGACACTATTAAACTGGCTATGAAACGAGCAATGTTTATTCAGAACATGTTCGACGTAGACGGTATAGTAACTGTATCGGATAAGACTGGCGCGTTAGTTGAAGTTGGGTAACCCAAACCAAAACATACTATGAATCCAGAAATCATAACGTATATCATTCTCGGACCAGTCGTCACAGTCTATCTAGGATTGTTTGTATATCTCTTTGTTAAACTATACCACACAACCAACAAATCCAAGTACACTAGCAAGTACGTGGATGAGGGTCGTGATCTTGATCAACACTGGTCGAAACTAAAATAATCAATTTATACCCGTATCAGTACGAGCTCGCTTGGGTGTAGCTCGTACTGTTACGGGTTACAAATTCACATCAACACAAAACACATATGTACAATAAAGAATATATATCCTCACTAGTAACTGATATCCACAATACCGAACGGTATTCTGTTGAAAACAAAATGCTCTGGCGCAATCTGTACTCATCGGCTCGTCAACACGCTCGTCACCTGCAACGCGACACTGCAGATACCGTGTTCGAGCGTGAGCCCGACGACACAATGGTTCAGATAATCGTTGATCAATGGCTTGCTGACAATGAATCCAGCTACCAAGCTCATTCCAATCCCAAAGATGATCGCCAAGTTGGTGACATGTCGTGTGTACAAGCTATGGAAAGCAAAGCCAAGCAAGATGCCATCGACGCCATCCAAGAGATATTCGGCAAGACCAGCTTCAACAACGCACTACGCATTGCAGTTCGTGAGCAACTTTATGATCAAATCGCTGGCTCATCCCCACGACTTGCTGAGTTTCTGTGTCACGCATCTGACCAATGGCTTTCTGATAACGCAACTGAAATAGTAGACAAATCAATCAAGTACACCAGTTGCGATATCACGACATACACACAGTTCGGAGAATCACATGAGCGTAACAACCTCACGTTCCTCGAACACGAATCACTGAACGATGCGGACCAACAAGCTATGCAACGTGAGTACGATGAATCGTTCTATCAATCACCTGAGTGTGATCCTGATGATGCACGTTTCCTCGGCACACCACCCAAATCAGACAGCTGGGAAGACAAAATGAAATCCGACTACCAAGATCGCGGACGTGGATCAGGCGGTGTTCTCGGTGGTCTCTACACAGAGTCTCGTCCAGAACCAACCTATCGCACACCTGATCAAAAGCGTACACTGCGCAAAACATTGTTCAGTAGCGACAACGAAGCGGATGCGTTGCTTGGCGTTTATGTGACCGTCGGCAGTAACGCTGACGCACGTAACCGTCTCAAACAACGTATCAAACAAAAGTTCAACGCAAACTAAAATGGAATTCGTCTTATTCTCATTCTTCTCAGCAGTCGGCATTGTCCTTGTGTTCACACGCACAATCGGACTCCGCCGAACGCTCAAGATACGCAAACCACTAGATGTGGTATCAACCTTCGGACTACCCATACTATTTATGGGTACGTTCGCAGGGATGATTACTGCGTTCTTTACTGGACTTTGGATTACACTAATTACCAGTGTACTCCAACTGTTCGCATGCACACCGAAATGGGCTCGTAGAATCTATCATGATGAAGAAACGAGCAATACAGACAATGCTAGTGGCTATTGTCCCTCTCGCCCTAGACGTAATAAAGTGCGCCCTCACTAGATATACGTATAAGGTTCTAAGAGATGTTGAACGTCGGCGACAACCCTAGCAACAACGTGCCCCTGTTCCCAGCTGGAGCAGGGGCACACAATTTATACTATGGATCTAAATCTACAAGGAGCACTTGACCAACTTACGCCAATCGAGCGTAACATTCTATACCTGCGGTATGGTCTTGACAACGGTAATCCTACTACTCTCGAAGAGATCGGTGAGGAGTACGGTATTACTCGTGAGCGTATACGTCAGATAGAAGCAAAAGCATTACGTAAGCTTCGCCACCCTGACATGGTACGTATCATTATCAAAGAAAAACAGCCCCCTCACAAAAGCAAGGGGGCTGTACACAACAACAAGAATACGAATAACAATAAACAACACCGAGTGGATGGGTTGTAGCGTTAATATGTTCTTCAAAATGATTTCTGTCAAACACTTTCTCGCTCATATGAGCACAACACAACAACAAACCCAAATATACAATGGCTAATGTAACAATCCGCTACGGTCTTACAAACTCTGTAACTCGTAGCTTCGACGAAGGCGTCACTGTCGGTGACGTACTCTCGGATCGCTCGATCCGCATGGCACTCTCAGCTCCAGAAGCTGTAGTTGCTGTATCCAACGGTGAGACACTCTCATCGACCAGCATGATTGAGAACTACGACTCAATCACACTTGAGCAACAAGCCTCAAGCAAAGCGTAACTTTCTACGTATACCGTAGAGGTTAGTAGTTAGTATATATCATATGTGTTACCTGTCACCTCATACGAGGTGGCAGGTTTTCCTTTATTATTATGTCCGATCCAATCACACAAGAAATCATACTGCAGCCAGACGGCAACTTCTACAAACGTACAGTTGTCACTACGCTGCTCAAATCACAGGCTGATGCTGTACAACGTGTAAAGTCAAAACCTGCTTTCCATGTTACAGACATACCTGTTGCGCCTAATACACTCATCGCATCGTTCACTGGCAGTGACAAACATTATCTGTTCAGAGAAGTACAGTTCTTCCCGTTTCGTGGTGCTTTGCTACGACCAAACGACGAAGGCAGTTATCGCATGAGTATTACTGGCACACCGTTTAGTAGACACGACGACAACGAAATCCAAACTCAAACCTTCAACGAAGGCAAAGGCTTACGTTGGGAACCTTACGCAGCTGGTGGATTTAGAATGTTTTACATGTTTACACACAAATACCACAAAGGCTTTGTCCAAAATTTTGGTAATCCTTATGTATTCCTGTACCATCCAAACCTAAAACATTCGTACATACCCAATCTGCCCAATGTATACGACAGAGGTCAAATCTGTACAGGTGATGACTTCACAGCCGAAGAAACAACGCTACACAAGCTATTAGCAACCAACGAAGTCGAACTCAACAATAGTTATTGCAACAATGACTTGCGTATGAGTACTGACGCAGAAGCTCATTTCATTAAATACAATAGCAATGGTGGTACTGAAACAATCGCTGATGAGTACATGCCAAAGGATGGTAAAGGTAATTTCTTCTTTATACCACCAAACCTTGAACCAATCTTAGAATTTACATCATGGCTGAACAACACGAAACGCTAACTGAAGTACTAGATACGTGCCCACCTGTTCTCTCTAATGCACACCATTATGCATCAAATCTAAACAGAGAAGGACGACGTAGTATTCTTCAGTACTGCGACTCAATCAAAGGCGAAGAAAGTCACCAACTAGATACGTACGAGATTCATCACGGGCTCAGCCCAAAAGAACTGCGCACGCTACTCAAGATTGTTGCCAAGGATTTTCCAGATTGTGGTCGTAAGCGTGGTGCAATCCTGCGCTACATCAAAGCGTTTATGCCTGAAGAAAATACTGACAACCGTAAACTATACAATATTCTCAATGAAACCTAAACTAAATGCAATCATTATCGGTGCTGGTGGTGTTACATCATACATGCTACCTGCACTCAAGAACAGTTTCGACTTGAAGCTCACACTGTTCGACGGCGACAGATTGGAAACACACAATCTTGACCGCCAGTTGTTTCGCAACAACCAAGTAGGCGAGTACAAAGCTCGTGCACTCATGAAGCTGTACAACTTCCGCAAAGGCGAAGGCACTGCGGTATCAGATTACTTCGTACCCGAGATACTTGACACTGAGTACAAGTTCTTCTTCGGTGACTGCGACATCATCATCTGTTGTGTAGACAATCACCCAGCACGCAAAGCGTCTATCGACGCTGCGATTCAATACAACAAACCAATCCTTGTATGTGCTAACGAGTACCACACAAGTCAGGCATTCTACTATGATCCCAAACTTGTGCGTGACTTTCCACACATGCATCCGTACGCACGCTACCCAGAGATTGCAACTGACCAATCAGGCAGTCCTCTTAACTGTCAAGGCATGGCACTTGAATCTGATCCACAGCTTGCTATTGCAAATCAAGTAGCTGGCTCACTTGGTAACTATTTGATCTGGCTCTGGCACGGCATGGAACGCGACGAACACGTCGAGTATATGCCTTGTGAGTTTCAATCAACCTTCTCACGGTTGCAAACTATTACAGTTGGCGACCTATCAAAGTTAGAAAGTAAATCAGCGTAATGGTTATTCACGACAACAAAGTATACGAACAAGTAACCACTGACTTGTTCACGGTGTTCAAAGAAGTTGAAACACCAGCAACAAACAACATTGTACCTGAGTTTCACGGCAAGCCAATACCAATGCGTATGTGGCATGACATCATGCACTGCATGAAGCAGACTCAGGATGAGTTCAACTCCGAAGCACTTGTGTTCTTGTTCTACAATGCAGACAGTAATCAACCTTGGTCGTGGTGGCTACCACCGCAACAAACCAACGGCATGACTGTCAAGTCGTTACCTAACGACCCTGAGTACAAGAAGCAACGTGCAGAGTACCCAGACCTTATGCTCGGTACAGTGCACCATCACTGTACAAGCTCAGCGTTTCAATCAGGCACTGACGAAGCTGACGAAGTAAACCGTGAGGGTCTACACTTTACCATCGGTCATCTTGACAAAGATAAAGTTGACGTACACTTCCGCATGTCACTCGGTGGTCAATGTGTTGATATGGATGCACATACGTACATTGAGAAAGTACCATCACCGTTCAAGAAGAACGCTAAAGTATCTGATCAAATATACAACGCAGTTGTTAACCGTATGACTCAAGACGCAATGGTTGTGCACAGTCCAGAAAACAAAGACTACTCACATCTATTTGATAACATTCACAAGCCCACAATAGGTTACAAGAATAACAAAGTTACAGGACTAGGTGCTGTAGCTTGGGATGACCGTGACGACTGGTGGGACAAGCAATACTACAAACCCACAACCAAACGTAAAAAAAACTCGCACGAAGAGGTCGCTGATGACCTACTGACTGCATTCCTTACAGATTATGAATATGAAGACTGCCTTATCAACTATTACAGCTATCTCGGTGATAACTCATCTAGTCAAAGACTTACAACCTCAAACTTGGACGAAGAAGTCATTAAAGAAGATATCCTCAAAATGCTCGTCGATGACCACTTCCAAGCCACTACTGAGGGTAAACAAATGCTTAAAATCATTGAAGCATTTTGCGAAGAACAAAAACAATTCGGTGTTGACACAACCATTGCAGACATCCAGCATGGACTCTCAATACTCAGCATTGAAGACGGAAGCACAGTTCAATACATGGATCAGGAAGCAGTTCTATGAGCATACGAATGGAAAAGTTGTTATACAGCGTATCGAAAATACTACGTCTAACGGAGTACCTGATATCTTGGTTATCTTGCAAGATCGAATATTGCTTATTGAGAGCAAGTTTGAAGTTGGAAAAATACGTCCTGAACAGTCAGCGTTCCAGATCAAATGCAACGAAGTCATCAAGAACAGCATCAACAAATGCATCACGCTCACAGCCTACCCGAAGACCAACAGATTTGTAATGAGGAGGTTTGATGCGTCCTGTATTAATGACAGCGGTGTCGAAGACCCATGCCCAGTAACCTTTGGCATGACAAAAGAAGGTTTCAACGACTTTTACAAATACATTTCACAATAACTTTGAGCACACAGGTAGGCACGCTCGATCTGCGGTTTCTAACCAACATGATCCGCAAGACCTCCCTTTTCCTCAGCTAGCGACTCTGTACGGCTAGTTCCCACTGTACAGACTGGACGACGACTTGGATCCCATCAGGTAGGTTGCATCATATAGTCCATTCCAGATAACTGGTTAGCCCCTTCGGGGGCGACCCAGCCAATTTATAATTATGTCCAACACAAGTAAATCATCATCATACAAACAATACATAGGTATAGACCCAACATACCAAATAGGTCACAGATCTTCTAGCAAAGAACTGTACGACATGATAGATCGTAGAGCTAAAGAAATACTCGATGCTGATGTATGTCAGGAATACAAAGAGATTGTCAAAGAAGGTGAAGACAATGGCTTAATAAGAAACTACGATGCTCGTGACATTGAACTGCGAATGCAGTCAAAAGAGTGGAAACAAGTAAACAAAACAATACGAGAAAATGAAGCTAGAAACAATATGGCAACTGATAGCAATCTTAATTCAGATTGAGAGTGGAGGTAATGACTTAGCTGTTGGTGACGACGGCAAAGCACTTGGCTGTCTCCAGATCCATGAAGCTTATGTCAAAGACGTAAACAAAATCTGGGGCACAGATTACAAACATACTGATGCTTTTGATAGAAACTTAGCTACAGAAATGTTTATTTTTTACACTAGCTGGTACGCAATCAAGATGGAAGATAAGACTGGTCGCAAAACAACCTTTGAAGATCTTGCCCGTATCCACAACGGTGGACCCAACGGTTGGCAAAAAGAATCTACCAAACCATACTGGAATAAAGTTAAACAATATTTAAAATAAATGCTACAACCACCCCTCTTCGCACCTGAATCAAACTGGCGTCCACCTGCTGTACTGCCTCAGTTTGGTAAAGTCATTGCAGTTGACTTAGAAACCTGCGACCCTGACCTCAAGCTATACGGACCATCATACAAGCGTGGAGCTGGTAAAGTAGTTGGTATTGCTATAGCAGATGAGCATCAAGAAATATATTTACCTATCGACCATTTCGGTGGTGATAACCTAGATAGAAACATTGTATTAGCATACGTGAAGCGAGTACTTACAAACAGTGCTGAAGTTCTGTTTGCTAATGCTGCATATGATCTCGGCTGGCTTGAGACCTTAGGGGTAGGTGTCTCTTGTCCAGTCCGAGACATACAGATTGCAGAAGCTCTGATTGATGAGGAGCAGTTCTCATACAGTCTAAACAATCTGTCAAAGAAATACTTGGACAGAACTAAGTTTGAAGATGAACTCAAAAACGCTGCACAAGCATACAACATCGACCCCAAAGCTGAGATGTGGAAACTACCTGCACGATATGTAGGCGAGTATGCAGAGATTGATGCACGTAACACTTGGGACATCTACCAATACCAAAAGCCCGTACTGCGTGAGCAGGGATTGTGGGACGTGTGGGAGCTTGAATGCAAGCTTACACCTGTACTTGTACACATGACAATGAAAGGTGTGCCTGTAGACTTAGACAAAGCAGAACAACTAAACAACCAACTTATACTCAAGGAACAAGAACTAAAGAAACATTTTCAACATATAGATATATGGTCAGGTGCTCAGCTTGCTAAGCACATAGAAGGTCTTGGTCTTGTTGTACCTAAGACTGAGAAAGGTAACCCATCCATATCAAAAGACTTCTTAGTTAACTGCGACCACCCAGAAGTTAAGTTGATACACGAAGCACGAAGTATCAACCGACTCAGGAAAGTGTTCATTGAAGACACCATACTAAAACAAAACTATAAAGGACGAATACATGCCGACTTCAAACAAACTGCATCAGACTCTGGTGGCACTCGCTCAGGGCGGTTATCTTCAGCGAACCCAAACATGCAACAAGTACCTAAGCGAAGTGATATCGGTAAAGCTATCCGAAGTCTCTACCTCGCAGAGCCCGACAAACTCTGGTGTAAAGCAGATTACTCTTCCCAAGAACCACGTCTCCAAGTCCACTATGCGCTTATTGGCGAGTTCAATCGACCACTCCCAAAAGCTCAGGAAGCTCTAGAAGCCTTTGAGCGTGGTGAAAAGTTATACACATTCTTTGAAAAAACAACTGGATTACCCTATGACACCTGTAAGATGTTATGCCTAGGTATTAGTTATGGTATGGGTATGAAGAAGATGGCTAAGACATTGGGCATATCCGAAGAAATGTGCCAAACAACCATGCGTAAATTTAATTCAGAAGCCCCGTTCCTCAAGATTCTGTACGACAACGTAATGAACCTTGCAAGCTCACGAGGCTACATCAAAACAATTATGGGACGTCGTGCTCGCTTTGACTTCTGGGTCAAAGAGTTCGGTGACTCACCAATCAAAACTTTAGAAAAAGCAAAACAAAAGCATCCTAACTCCGCACTCTTCCGTGCATTTACCAGCAAAGCATTGAACAGACTCATCCAAGGCTCAGCAGCAGACCAAGCAAAAAAGGCTATGGTAGATGCTTATGACGCTGGATTTGACATGCGGTTACCAGTGCACGATGAAATTAACTGCATGGTTAATTCTGAAAAGGAGAGTTTGGACTTGAAATTGATCATGGAGAATGCTATACAGCTCAAAGTACCAGTTATTGCAGATATTGATTTAGGCAAGACTTGGTGCTAACAACAATATGGAAGAACAAGACATACTAGAAGAAGCCTTGACTATTACTCAAGGTGATCGACAAGAAGATTACGGAGACTGCAAAGTAGAAATGGATAGAGTAGCTACCTTGTGGTCAGTAATCTTTGACACTGAGGTTGACGCCAACCAAGTAGCACTAGCTATGGTAGCGTTAAAAATAACAAGACAACTAAACAAATCCAAACGAGACAACTGGGTGGATATAGCTGGTTATGCTCGTGTTGGGCATTTAGCAACAAGATAACAATGACAGACAAAATATTAGAAGAAAGCAATGTAATACCCATTGCAGAAATAGACGGTATTGATACTAGCGGAGTCGAAGCAGATGACTTGGCTACTCTCAAGGAGTTAGGAGTTACTCTTAACGACTTAGATCAAAGTATAATGGGAGCTGAAGTAGCAATAAGTGACCTCAAAGCTAGACGTAAACAAGTAACTGAGGAACTTATACCCGACCTTATGAATAAGGTTGGTCTTAAACTTGTACAGCTTGAAGACGGAACTAAGATCAAAGTGGATGAGTTTGTTGATGCTCGTATCAAAGACGCAAACACTGCGTTCGACTGGTTACGTGCAACCAACAACGAGTCTATCATCAAGAATCAAATCTCAGTATCACTGGGACGAGGTGATGATGCTAAGGCTCAAGAAATACTTGGACTTTTAAAAGATAAGGATGTGGACGCTGATCTTAAGATTACCGTGCACAACCAAACTCTCAAAGCTTTCTGTCGTGACGCACTGGATAACCCAGAGCTGGCAGAATCGTTACCTCGTGAAGCCTTTGGTATCTACCAAGGTAAGCGAGCGAAAATAACCCACTAAAAAGAAAGAAAGAATCATGGCATTCGATATCACAACAGTAGCAGGACAAGGCACAGAGAACCTAGACTCAGGTAGCTCAGCTTTGCCCTTTATCCGCATCCTACAAGACCTCAGCCCTCAGCTGAAGAAACAAAAAGAAGAGTATGTAGAGGGCGCAGAGTCTGGCGATCTATTCTTTGCTAAATCGCAAAGCGTAATCGACCAACCTGCGGAGATTATCCCTTGTTACACTAAGTCCATCTACACCGAATGGGTTCCCCGTTCTAAGGGTGGCGGTTTCAAAGGTAATCATCCACTGACCATCGTAAGTCATCCCGACTACGAAAAGGGACGTGAGCGTCAATACGACGAATGGCTGGGTGAGAACGAACTTAAGTTCACAACTTATTGGTTCGTCCTCGTCAAAATAAATGACACTTGGGAACAAGCTGTTATCCCATTCACCTCATCACAATTACGTGTTTCACGTAAACTAACGAGCGATATCAATCGTTTCCGTTATGATGGGATGGATGTGCAACCACCGCTATATGCTCAAGCTTGGCAACTCAAGTCAGTGCTCGAGACTAGCAAGAATGGTGATGACTACTTCAACTTCGAGTTCGTAGAGCCCCGTGTTCTCGACTTCGAAGCTGATGAAGATATCCTCACCATTGCGTCTGATACATACAAGAATGCATCAGACACTCCGTTATTGCAGACAGAAGATACACCTAAACTTGTAGCTTCCGAAGCTCTGCCATACTAGTTATTATCTGGTTTACCCTAGCCTCTCATTGAGGGGCTAGGGTTTTTTTGCCCTTATGATCCCAATCGCAGATTTAGCTTTCCGTTTCAACGATCTATTCGTATGTAACCCAGATGTGCACGGTCAAACGTCACTGACTGGCAAGACACGTGACCGTGACGGCAAAGCAGACTCCAAGTCTTTCCTAGTCAAAGCTCCGCTTACTACTGACATATGGGAACAACACCTCAAAGGTGAGAAGATTATTGGATGTACACCGCTTATCAACGAAGACCGTGTTCGTTGGGGCGTGCTTGACGTAGATGTATATCAAGAATCAAACACAATTGAAGATATACTCACCAGCGTCAAAGAACATAACTTACCGTTTGTCGTCTGCCGTTCCAAATCAGGCGGTGCTCATGTATACTTGTTCTTCTCAGAAGAAGTATCCGCAGCAAATGTAATCGACAAACTAAAATCATTTTCAGCTTTCTTTGGTCAAGGTGCTTGTGAGATATACCCCAAGCAACCAAAGATCGGCAACCGCAAGGACGACAGTAAGTACGGTAACTGGATTAACATGCCGTACTCTGGCAATCCCACACTACAATACGCATTTGATACTGACGGCAATGCACTCAACCCACAAGAGTTCTTAGAGTACGTACAGACCAAGACCCTGTCTATAGACAAGTTTAAAGAGCTAAGCGTCCCTACACTGGACGTTGAGGAGTTACCCGATGGTCCACCCTGCCTCAACTACATTTTCCAGAATAGGACGCAACACAGCGAATCTCGTAACATCACATTAGCTAACGTAGCTGTCTATCTCAAGAAAGCACAGCCAACTGATTGGAAGCACCTACTACCAAAGTTCAATCGTAAGTTTGCTGAGCCACTAGAAGACAGAGAGGTTGAAGCTATCATCAACTCCTACGGCAAGAAAGACTACAAATACCAATGCTCCAATCAACCACTCTGTAAATACTGCGACGCAAGCTTGTGTGGACAACGTAAGTACGGGATTGGACAAGAAGAGTTCTTACCCAACAATCGTTCACTTATGCAACTCAAGAGTGACCCACCCTTGTGGTTCTTGACGCTCGACAATGCAGAGATACAACTTACCACTGAGCAGTTCGATAACTTCAATCAGTTTAACCAAAAGGTTATGGAGAAGTTACTGTTCAAGTACCCACCAATCAAGCAAGACGACTGGGTCAAGCAACAAAACTTACTACTGAAGAATTGTACACAGATTGACATACCGTTCGAGATGACCCCTGTTGGTCAGTTCGTGGAGTATGTGTCTATGTTCTGTGCTAGTGCAAGTGACAATTCAAATGCAATCAAGAATGGACCAATCAAAGTTAACGGCAACTTTCTGTTCCGTATGATTGACCTCAAAGATTACTTGAGCCAGCAACGATTCAAAGAATTACCAGACAACAAAATACTATCATCTTTGAAACAAGTCCTCAAAGCTGACGCAACAATGCACACAATAAAAGAACCGATACGGCTAAAGGTACGCTGTTGGCGTGTACGTGAGGAGAACTTACGTATTGACCCATCGTCACCCATGCCCGACCTAGATGAGCAATCCGCATACTAATGAAACAATATTCGTAGCCAGTGCAGGTACTGGTAAGACATCCACTCTTATGGATCTACTTACCCAAGTACTAGACAAAGAAACATCTCCCAAAGATATTTGTTTTACCACGTTCTCAAAGACTGGTGCACAAGAAGCTATTGACCGTGCCCTAGTCAAGAATCCAGATTATCATATATCTGATTTCACTGGGTTCAGCACGCTCCACGCTTTGTGCTACAGGCGTATACCTCGTAAACAAATGCTTAGCTACCAAGATTACAAGCTGTTGGGTGAGCTATCTAGCTATCCAATCTCAGGCAGTGTAGCATACTCAAACAAAGATGGTATGTCGTACAACAACAATGCTGGTGACATCATTCTAACCTACGACAGTCTCAAACGTAACCTTAAAGCCAGCAGCGAAGATATACTCAGCTCACAGCTCAACGCTCGTGTTACACCCGAAGAGCTTGACCAGTTTACTGAATTCTACAGGCAGTTCCGTGAGCAGAAAAACAAGTATGACTTCACAGACCAACTTGAACAATATCTTGCCCAAGGCATACGTCCATACTTTGAATATGTATTTGTTGACGAAGCTCAAGACTTATCACCCTTGCAATGGGACGTCATTGACTTCATCAGCAAAGATGCCAAAGAAGTTTTTGTAGCTGGTGATGACAAACAAAGTATCTTCAAGTTTGCTGGCGGTGATCCATCATCGCTCATCAACAGACAAGGTAATCGTGTAGTCCTTGATACATCCTACCGACTGCCACAACCTGTACTTAATTACGCAGAACGTGTAGCTGAGCAGATAGAAGAGAAACAAGCCTACACAGTACACAGCCGTAAAGAACAAGGAAGTGTGCAGAAGATACACAGCATTGACGATGTAGACTTTAACAAAGGTACTTGGTTCTTACTCTGCCGTAACAAAGCTATGATTGAGATACTTGAGTGCGAGCTCATGCGTATTAAACAACTATTTGTATCCAACAGTCCTAACTCCTTGTTCAGTGAGAAACAAATTGAGAACATACTTATGTGGGAAGAACTACGCAAAGGTTACAAGTTCAAAGCACACAAGCTCAAAGTACTGTACAATGACTTTTTACCTACTGGCACTGCTGTTGCTCGTGGTTCCAAGAAACTTATTAACTCTATGCCCGATGCAGAACTATTTGACAAAGATGATCTGAAGAATAGTTTCGGACTTCGCACAACAGATAAGTGGGATAAGGTGTTTAAGCTCCCCGACCTAACAAGAGAAGTATTGCTCAAGGCAGAAGCTGAAGGCAAACTAGACAAAAGCAAAAATATTGAGATTAGTACAATACACGCTACCAAGGGTCGTGAGGCTGATAATGTAATTATCCTACCCGACATGACGTACACAACTTACAAAGGTATGCTTAAAGACCCAGACAACGAACATCGTGTATTCTATGTTGCGTGTACTCGTGCCAAACAAAACCTTTACATTCACACACCTGTAACTGACAAGTTCTATCAATTACCATGAAAATTACAATACAAAATTACGATGAGACAGCGTCACTTGAAGTGCCAGACGGTGCTTCTATAGATGACTTCAGAGATAACTTACTTAAAATCCTGCGCGTTATGTGGCTACCAGCAGAGGCTGCCGAGATCATGCGAGTCCATGACTGGGGTGAAGGTTACGCAGCTGGTCTTGCAAAAGGTAAGGTAGGAGACGAAGAATACTTATGATTTACAAAACCAAACCGCTAAAGCATCAGCAAGATGCAGTCGAACGATTCCATGACCAAGATTACGGTGCTCTGTTCTGTGAAATGGGTACAGGTAAGACCAAGATTGTCCTTGACATCTTACGTAACTCTACCGACCTGTTCGAGGCTGTAGTCATTGCACCCAATGGACTGCACCATAACTGGGCAATCAACGAGATACCTAAACACGTTGGCAGTTCAGACCTTGACCCTGTAGAAGTGTACTGCTGGAAAGGACCAATCAAGACTAAGAAAGGTAAACAAGAGTTTGGTAGATTTCTAAAGCCCGAGTCTTCTCGTATCTTTCTAATCAATGTCGAAGCCCTCCGTACTTCGTCGGGCTTCGAAACTACGTCTGCGTTCCTTGAGACCTGTGTTGGTCTTAAGCATATGATAATTGATGAATCTACTTGCATCAAAAATCCCAAAGCTTTGCAGACAAAACGTGTGCTTGACCTGTCAGCCTGTGTTGACCGTAGATGGGTGCTCAACGGTACACCAATTACCCAGAGCCCGTTGGACTTGTTTACACAATGTCGATTCCTAAGCAAGAACGCTATACCTTTCAACACCTACACGGCATTCAAACACTCATTTGCTATTGAGACAGTAGTCACAATGGGCAGTCGAGCGTTCCGTAAGGTAATTGGATACCAGAACCTAGAACAACTTACCAAGTTACTAGAACCATTCACACTAAGAATTGAGAAAAAAGATTGTCTCGATCTCCCCAACAAAACCTTCATGCAGCACGCTATTGAACTTACTCCCAAGCAACAGCGTGTATACGATAGCATGAAGAACGATTGTCTAGCACTGCTGGACAGTGGAGAACTCGTCACCTCCACCTTAGCCTTGACTAAGATTGTAAAGTTACACCAGATACTTACTGGCTTCGTGACTGACGACGACGGTACAGAACACGCCATTGAAAACAACAGAATAGCTGCACTCATGCAAATTGCTGAGACTACCCAGCCTCTGGTTGTGTTCTGTGCCTATAAATTTAACATCAAACAGATCAAAGAAGAGCTGACTAAGCGATTCCCAGAGAAAACCATTGCAGAGTATCACGGTGACGTATCTGACCGTGTACGTAATCAATCTGTACAGGACTTTCAAAATGGTAACGCTGACTTCTTCCTAGCCACTTCAGCTGGTGCTAAGGGGTTGACATTACACCGTGCATCCACAATGGTATATTACTCAAACAACTACAGTCTTGAAACACGATTACAGAGTCAAGACCGCATCCACCGTATCGGTCAAGAAAAGAAATGCACGTATATTGATCTCGTTGTGCCTCAAACAGTTGACGATGCCATTCTTAAACGTCTTGAGGAAAAGAAAGAACTTTCTAGCATGGTGCTAGACGACTTAATTCAAATTATTAAATGAATAAAATACCTGCAACAAACCGTTCCATGTTCGACCAATCTGAACACAAGATTCTTGAGCGTGGATTACATACAATGACCGTAGCTTGTGACGCACTAAGCGATCAAGTAGACTTACTTAAAAAAGAAATTCAACAACTTATAGCTGATAACTCTCAACTTAAACACGAACTAGCACGACATAAGGAACTTATATCATGAAAAAAGTAGACGTAGTTAAAAATTATATAGAAAAGTATCCCGAGCATGGCAATATGACTATTGCTAAGCTAATTGTAAAAGAACATCCCAATCTATACCCAACTTTAGAATCAGCAAGAAGTGGTGTACGTTATGCACGTGGCAATCACGGCAATACTAAACGTAGTCAAGCATCTCACCCACGACCTAATGGTAAGGCTGGTGAATACAAGATACCAAAGTCTCTAGTACCCAAGAAACGCATTGTACACATCCCAGACGGCAAGACACTGTTGTTATCGGACATACACCTACCATACCACGACATAGACGCTCTAGAGTGTGCTCTGGCTCACGGAGAAGGTGCTGACAATGTTATACTAAACGGTGATACTGTAGACTTCTACGCTACCAGTCGTTGGGAAACTGACCCTGACAATCGTGACCTAGCTGGTGAACTGCAAGCAAGTCGTCAGTTTCTTATGCATCTACGGGAACGATTCCCCGATGCCAATATATACTTCAAGATTGGCAACCACGAAGAACGCTGGGAGAAGTTCCTGTGGCGTAAAGCTCCCGAACTGTGCGGTGTACCTGACTTCAAACTTGAAAAACTACTACGCTTTGATGACCTTGACATCCAAGAGATCGGTGGTCGGCAACTTACAAAAGCTGGTGGTCTATGGATTATACACGGACACGAGTTCTTCAATACCTTTGACCCTGTAAACTTTGCACGTACTCTACAAGTCAAGACTGGTGTCTGCACTATTGCAGGACACAAACACAAAACAAGCCAGCACTCTGTCAAATCTATGGACAGTAATACTGTAGCTTGTTGGTCAGTCGGTTGCCTGTGTGACCTTGAGCCTGACTACATGCCAGTCAACCAATGGAACTTAGGCTTTGCTGAGATTACCCACAAGGGTAAGAAGTTTGAGGTAAATAACTACCGTATCATTGACGGAGTAGCTTATCGCTAACCAATCTTCAAAATACTTAGCGAAACATTTTGATAGTTAACTGAAGTAGCTGGTTCCTCATCCGCAAATATATCTACTGTTTGAGAAGATCCACTGGTTATAACAGTTGTATGTGATACACTAACATACTGAGTAAGACTACCTGTTTCATTTACTATAGAGGATGCTATAGCTGACCCATTGTGACGTAAACTAATAGTGTAATAATCAGCAGCACTACCATCCTCCTCAGCAAAAGAACCGCTAAAAGCTACCAAATACGTACCTGCGCCCAACGTAACCGTACCACTACTTACAGACCCAATATTACTTGAGTCAAGAGCTTCGGTAACGGGTATAACAGTGTCAGCAGCTGTACTCCCAGAAGCTTTTGTATAAGAAGCAACCTTAACTCCTGAAGCAGTAACAGCAGCATTTACAGCTGCACTAGTAGGAATACTGGTATCATTGTCTGTAGCAGCAATGCCAGTACTTTCAACGGTTACGGTTTTGCCAGCTAAGTCGCCAAGCTGTGTACCAACGTAGTCAAAAACACCGTCACTAGTAACCATGTTTGCTGATCCATTAGTCGGTGTGGTATCAGCACCCACAACAGCCTGTATGGCTGTATCTACTTGAGACGCTGTATTTGTTAGATTAAATGTACTCATAATTCTGTATTAACATTTCCACTTGCGTAATGCAAGTGCTTTTCGGGTAGGACGACCTTTGCTGTCTTTCATCGGACCCTTGACTCCGCCCATACGAGCACAGAACGACTTGCGTCGTCCAGCAGCCTTAGACCCACGTTTAACCTTACCAGTTACAGGAGCCTTTAGGTTGGCTCCTTCTTTGGCTTTAAAGTAGCGACGACCAGCGGCTGTTAAGCCGCCAGTCTTACTCTTGTGTTCTTTTCTCATTTACCTTTGTTAAGTTTTTTCATTAACTTATTAGCTGATTCTGGATCAGGTTTTTTTCTTGCAAAAGGTAAGGTAGCTTGTTTTTTAATAAACTTCTTACCTGCTTCTGTAGTCTTTCCAATCTTTTTTCCTTTTGGATCTTTATCATGAGCTTTAGTCCCACGAGGATCTGTAGCTCGCTTTACAAGAGCTTTAAATTTCTTTAAAGGCTTCTTTTTCTTAGATGGGCGACCTACTTGGCTACCGTATGTTCCTTTTCCTTCTGGCATAATAATATTGGGTTTGATTTATTTGAGTTTGATTTATTTACGTTTAATAGCTTTAACACGTCTAGGTGCTCCAGATGGTTGACCTAAACGTTTCTTCTGTGAAATTCTACTCCGCTTTTGTGCGGTTGTAAGTTCTGATGCAGTAGCAGGGGTTTTTGAGCTTACACGCTTGGATGGTCTGCAATAGGGTGTGCCTCTTTTTTCGCCCCCTTGTCGTCCGCAGGGCTTCCCCGATCGGACATCTACCCATTTTTCCTTGAACCATCTTTTCAGGTTCATTCCTGACTGTGTCTTCCTTACCGCCATTCACTTCCTCCTTGCTTTCATCTTCTTACCTCCAGTGCCGTAGTTAGCAGCACCTTTCTTACGACACTTAGCAATAGCTCCGCTTGCATAGGCAGAGGGGAATACACGGTAACGTGCTTTTACTTTATAATAACATGCGTCTTTAGGCATTACTTCTTTCTTTTGTTATGGAAGTCAAAGAGAACTTTAACCTTCTCAGTCAGGCTTTCAATATTGTAGTGCATCTTTGCAAGCACAATAACTAAGCCAATAAAACCAATAAACACAGGCGTCAGCGTAGATATAACTTGCATAAGATCGCTCATTTAACTTGAGATGATCCAAAATAGAAGCCGACAATAGCTAGTGCTGTCTGCCGTACTTCTGGTAAAATTACGTAACCCGTTACAGTTTCCCACTTAGCTCCCTTGAACAAACCGAACAAGAAACTAGTATCTTTCTGTACACTGACTCCAAAGTCTGTAAATGCCAACACGAATGGTGCTGCAATAACTGCAAACATTGTACTAACTACAATAAAACGTCTTATCCACGCTCCACTCTCACCGCCACGCTTATTAGCAGCATCCGCAGATGCATCGGCAACCTGTTGTTTCTTAATCGTCTGTTCAAACAAACGAGCTTGGTTTTGTGCTTGAGCAGCCATAAACTTCATAATGAAGCCACTGACTCCTCCGCCCAACATTGCTATAAGTTCTGGTGTCATTTGTTTAGTAGTTCCTTAATTACTTTTATCGCTGAAGATGCCATGTAAACAAAGGTAGCTACACCAACAGCAAAACCAAGTACCTCATTCACAGGTGTAAGCTCAATAGTAGCAAAGAAGCCAAACATTCCGATAAAAGACCTGTAAATTATATCATCCATTATACTTCTAGGGTTGGGAATGTTACTGAGTTAACAATAGCTCCTTGTTCTTCTTCTGTAAGTGTGTAATCAGATACCTCTAATGCGTACTTAGCTGAACCAACTAAAGGTTTTTTAGCAATCTTTGGATAAGTTATATACTTAGTGCCAGAACCAAAGCGATAAAAGGCTAGGTTTTGTGCCTGTCCTTCTGCCTCTGCTCTAGCAATTGCTTCTTCTTCTGTGGTATATAGTAAATACATTATGAAATGTCGTAGTACGTTTTGATGTTATTGTTTATGTCGGAAACGGATGCGGTTTGATCAGAAGCATAAACAATAATTTCTGATATGTTACCTCCCCAGTTACTCCCACCATTGTGACTTCCAATCCCACCTGCTGTTTGTGATGCATATAAGTCAACAGATGATACACTCACCTTCTCAACTCCATCAAGATATCCCTTTGCAGTTGAGCTACCCGCAACACCAGAAAACAAATGTTGTGCTTCATCGGTATCAGCCGCACTTGCAAGCCTATTGGATGATGGTGCAAAATTTGCTCCATAACTAAAATACCAACCATTAGTAGTTCGTGTAGGTAGATACCAACGTCTATTACCACCGCTTAACTTTGATAGGGCTAATCCAATTTGAGTACCTGATGAATAACCAATATTTTGAGAGACATTAAAAGAACTTGCACTATTGAGACTAGTTACTACATCTGGTAAATCTAAATCATCATTTGATCCATCAAAAGAAATTGTAGTTCTTCCGTTTGGATCAACAAGTATGCTGCCACCAACAGCAATTCTTGGTTGCTCGCTTTGTGTGGGTTGGCTTGCATCGTTTCCGCTACCGCTTTGGTCGTACCAAGTAACGACATGAAGATCTGGGCTAGATGCTTCAGAAATAAATGTACCAAGTGTTGTAGCAGCGGTGTCGCCTACGGATTTAGTTCCAGAAACTCCGTATTGTAACTGAAAACTTTCTGATCCAGAAGAGTTCTCAATAACAAAGGATACCGCATCAGCATTCAAAAGAAAGCTACCATTGAAAGAACCTGAGCTAGTTAAACTCAAGGGCGAACCACCAGTTGCAATGGAGTTGTCTGATTGTGCTGGGTACACACGCCAGTTACTTCCACTTACAAAATTTATATATCCAGCAAAAGCAACAGTAGTGCCAGAAGCAACTGTTTCTCCCATAGATATTTTAACTCTGTATGGGGTTCCGTATGTGCCGCCAATATTTAAACTACCTGCTGGGCTTAATGTTTCTGTACCAGCACTACCAGTAATTTTAGTCCAGCCAGTTCCTAAAGTTAATGCAGATGCAGGTTCATCATTTACATTCGTAATAGGTGAGCTATTGCTGATTGTGTTGTTAGAATCAAAAGCAACTTTGACCTCAACACCATCTGTGCTTCTACGCACACGAACAGTGTGTTCTGGTGCATCCTTACTTAGTTTGCGTAATGAGTACGCAGCCGAAGCTCCAGTAAACGTGTCAAGAAGACCTGTGAATCCAGCTCCTCCAGCCTTGGAAAAACGTCTGTCAAATCGGTGACTGAACGACTGTATTAATCCAGCCATTAAGCATATCCATTTAACTGTGTAAGTGCAACAACAGAAGTTCCTCCGTTACCTAGCATCTTAGCAGTCTTAAACATACCTGCATATAACAGATAGTCACGATCTTTCTTTAGGATGTGTCCAACGCTTGCTGATGGAGTTGATCCATCAAATGTAATGTACAAGTCATTATCCTGTACATCAATAAACACAAGGTTTGTGTTGGTGTTAATACTAGGAGCATCTACTACAGATCCTGTAGTAACGCTCAAGTTAGACATAGAGCCAACGACTCCAATATTTTTTGGTGTAGTGCTCATGTTTATGCGCTAGGATATTCAGCTGCAGTTTGACTTGCAGTCTGACTGTTGCTACCTGTATACTCTTTAGTGGTTTGAGATGTAGTTTGGGATGTGTTTGCCATAATAAGTCTTATATATAAGGGTTAATGTTTTGAGTCAAGCTATTCTGCTGCCATTTGCATAGCTCTACGCACTTCAGGACTAAGATCTTGTACCCGTTCGAGCTCATCGCCAGCAATATTGTTAAGTGTCTCACTAGCAACAAACGATACCTTCTTCATTAATGGTCCAATAAGTGGGTAGTTTGTGCCTAGAAACGGGTCTACAGCCTGTTTAATGTCCCCTGATAGTACATCCTTACCTGTGCCCACAAGCGGAGCAAAAGCAGCATCTGCACCAAATCTCTGGGCATTAAGCGGTAGTTCAAGAACCCCAAGCACACCTGACTGGCTGAGCAATCGCAACATGTCATTCTCAGACATATCCAGTGGGCTAATTGGTTCTTTCAGTCGAGATAAATCCTTGAACACTGTAGTAATGTACGCAAATGCAAGGGCTGTGCCTAAGTAAGCAATCAAGTGGGAGTTACGTAACGCCTGTTGCTTCTTGTCACCTGTGTAGCCATTCATAAATCTACGATAGACCACACGGGACATACCAAGCATAAAGCTTGAATACTGGAACGCTACACGGGCTGTCTCCCCTGCAAATGTACCAGCTTGTAAGCCAAGACGTGATATTGCCTGTGCTCCAGCATCTGGCTCAATAACAGCCTCCTTCATGTACTGGCTGTAGAATCCACTGAGCTTACGCTGTAACGGTGTATTGTCTCCGATGGTCGATGGTCCAATGCGGTACACGCCATCAGGAGTCTTCTCAACGTACTTGGCAAGTGACATTACCTCGTCAGGCGTAAAGCCAAACTCAGTCATGCGAGCCATTGTCAAATCATTTATCTTACCAGCACGTAGCTGCTTAGCTAAGCCAGCTGACAGGAAGTCAATAAATATTTGTTGGTGAGCTGCAGTAAATCTGTTAAGTCCGTTTATCTCAAACAGTGCATTATTACCAGCATCAATCCAACCTATACCTTTGCCGTCTTCAGTAACAACACGGCTTGCGTAAGTTCTCATCACAAGATCAAAGCCAGCACCCTGTGCACGATACCAAGCTTGCATCTTCTTGTTGTCACCTTTGAAGTGCGTAGCTAGTGCAGCTTTGTATGATTCTACAAATCCTGTAAACCCACGACCGTCCATGCCTAAGAAACTAAGCGTGGCAAGGCTCAAAGGCACATCAGACAATGTAGATAGCCCCGAGCCAGCAAGATATGCTAAGTTAGATACAGAGCGTACCTTCTTAAATATTGTCGACAGTTGAACGTCTGCAGGGTTGTCAAGTACGCCAGTAATCTGATCTACAGTTGCTTCAAACGTCCTGTAGCCCAATGAGCCATCATCAAGTCCATTCTGCTTAGCAACTCTCTTAATAACACCATTTGCATCGTGACCTAAGTGTTTGACTAAAGATATGCGTTCAGAACGACCACGAATCTGCTCAAGCATCAAACGCCCAAGGCTCTTGTAGTTACCAAACTCAATACGTGCTTCAATCTCGTACTGTGGCTTGAACGCAATCTTCATAGACTTACGGAACGAACCTACAGCAGATGGGTTAGCCACATCGGGATCTAGCTCAAACTTACCATTTACAATTTCATTGTACATAGTAGAAAGCATCGCCCTGTGATCGAACTTCACATATGCACCTTTCTTAACGCCCTTTGCTTTATCTTCAGCCAAGGTCGGTGGCTCCATAAGCCCACCGTGCAGTCTAAAAGTCCCACCAAGATCAAGCATCCGCATCATCTTAGATACAAATTCTTTCTCGGTCATAGACGCTACAACAGCTCGGTCATAACGCATCGAGTAACCTGAAAAGCCTTCACGCTGACGCATGTTAACACCGAGGTAATTAATCTCAGCCATCTGACCCTTGTTGGTCTTGCGGATAACATCAATTAACCCCTCCCAGACTGGAATACCTTCCCAACGCTTGGGCATCTTACCAGTCGTCATTGCTGTCATAATGTCAATGTGCATCTGCTTAGACGCAGCTCTTACATCATTACCATATGTCTTTATTAGTGCTGGATTATCAAAAGCAGCTTTCTTGTACGAACTCATATAATGAGACGTATCTTCGCCTAAAAATAAAACTTCCAAATCATGCTGCGTTAGATAATCCAACAGTGGTAGTTGGTCTTTACGAATCTGAGTTTCAACTTGACGTTGGATAGATGGTCCTAAATCAACACCAGCCCGACGGCTACCATCCATAATAGTCTTGAGCTGAGCAAGCTTAGCCTTTGCTGTTCGTTTGCCAGACAAAGCTTCCTGCAACTTACCCTTAACGGATGCGTCGTGCATAGTACGAAGTATCATTGCATGATCTTCTTCAACTAAGTACTTACGAACATCGGCTAACTTTTCAATAGGAGACTTGTTCTCCTGCAGTAACAGGAAACCAAGACGCTGTGCAGGTTCAAGCGGTAGACCCTTGTCCTTCAATACAGCTAACTGAGCTAAGATCTTATCGGGATCATTAAGCTTAGCTATCTTGTATATCAACCTAGAACGTTTCATCGAAGCGTCTAGATTAATTATCATATTGTTTACATCTGCAGTAGTAAGCGGAATGTTTAACTCAAAAGGACCTTCAACAAGCTCAGCAATTGCTTTCTGACGCTTAGCTTTCTCCTTTATCTTAGCTATCTCCAGAATCTTAGGTAGTAATGTATCATCCTGTGCAAGACGAGCAATAGTATCTTCAAGGTACTTCTTAGGATCAGCAGAGTACTTATCCATCTCGTTAGCACGATTATTAAAGTTATTATTTTCGTAGGTTTTTGATAATGCAGCTGGTTGAGACTGTATTGAATCATATACGTTTACAGTTGTTATATCAGACGCTGATGGATTCTCATCATAAGCCTTCTTCAGCTTCCCAGCCAAAGACGCATCCTTCTGAAGTTCAGACATTATCTTACCTACTTCATAAGCTACATCTTCTGGATCTAATCGTTTATCAAAAACAATCTCATCTTTACCGAGATAGCGTGCAATGTTATTTGCAATGCTGTTTATAAAATCAATCAGCTGACGATACAAAGACTTGTCTCCGTCATGCAATGCTCTCCAGTAGCTCTGCTGTCCCATAGCCCACTCTAACAGTAGGGCTGGTCGTTCTTGCGCAAGAGTTTTGATATCCACATCAAAGTCACCTGTCATGTACCCCTGCTCAACCAAGAACCTATTCAACCCTTCAGCAATTAACGGACTATCTGCATAATCAGTAAGTCTAGTCAACACATCAGGCGCAAACTCTTGGAGCACGTGAATAGACTCGTGCATCATTGTTGAGTACATATCAGCAAACAATGCATTATTAACATTGTTTCGAGTCAGCGGATCACCAAACTGAAATGGAGCTACTCTAGCAGTATCAAATACTCTATGTGGTACTTCAACTCGTATCTTAGGATCGCCTTGAAACACAGCACCTCTAGTCAAATACCCCTGTTGAATATCTTCTAAAGCTGTTAGGACTCGTCTGCCTTTCTCTATCTGCTTGCCTTTAACTTTCAAGTTAAAGGTCTCATTAACCATATCTATGGCTTGTTGTTCAATTCGATCAAAGTAATCACCATACTTATCGTAATAGTCTGTAAGAGCCTTTTGCAGCTCAGTCTGCTTCTTGGTTACATTATCTATTACTTCTTGAGTGACAGGACGTCGATTACCATTCTCGTCAAAGATTGCATCTGCTAATTCACGCTCTAACTTATTAACATCTGCAGTCTCTCTTAATATCTCATTAGACAAAGCATGCTCCATTTCTGGATGATTAGATGGTACACTCCTAGACTGAGATCTGTGAACAACCTTACCTGTGTCATCTAACTCAATGTCGTACTTTTTCAATAGAGCTAAGTCATCGTCTGTAAGCTCCTTAGTCACCCTACCGCTTAACACCGCTTCAACAATCCGACCCATTTTGTCAGTCATTGCTTTTCGGTTTTCGATCATAGGTTTATTCTGATACTCTGGATCATTCAACAGCCTACGAGAAACATCTTGTTGTATAGCAGTAAGCTTTCTATGATTCGTGTAAGAATCCAAAGCCATAAGTGCTAAGCCTAAATCATCAGGTGTTAGATTAACTCCATCTTTGTCCTTACCAGATATAAAGTCTCGTAAGCGTGGGTTGCTCATTACTGCTTCTTTAATGTTCGGATTATCATCAATAGCAGTTTGTAATGGTGTTGCAAAATCGTCTGCTTCCATTAACCCGTTAAATCTTTCAAGCTCTCTGCGTACATTACGAACCTTAGCAGCCTTACGCCCTGCAACATATCCGTGGACACCTCCGAACAATCCGCCCAGTGCTAAGTTCATACCTACAGACATTTTTAGGTGGTCTTCAGTATACTTCTCAACACCAATGTCATTTGTAGCTAGAGCATATGGTAACTCAAATGCAGCATTAACAGCTAACACATTTTTAAATGTAAGCTTGCCTTGATGGTACGCAGCTGCAAAACGATTACCTGCGGAGCTATGCATTGCAACAGCTGCTCGACCTGCTTTAGCTGGCAACGCAAATGGAATCAAGTTAGCTATTGGGTCAGCCATACCACCAGCAAAGCTAGACACAAAGTTAGAAATCATACGATCCTCACCCTGAATCATTTCATTCTGGCGTGCAAAGCGAGCAGCTTGTTGAATACGGAACTCAAGCTGTGCTCTATTTTCATCCCTGTACTCAAGCCCCAGTATATTACCGTATGAGTTATCAAAGTCTTCTCTTGTGACTTTGGGACTATCTTCTCTGCCAAGTGCTTTTGTCTTAACCCAATTAGCAGCAGTCATTGTAATATTACGGTCAAACGCAGCCTGTGCAGACTGCGCCATTCCTACAACTCTACCGTAATCAGTAGCACTATAGCCAGCTGCTTGTGACCGTTCACGAAACGTCGGTCTTTTGAACTCCGCTTCAGTATGTACTTGCCGTAATGATTGCATTATTTATTTTCACGGAGTTCTTTAAGTCGCTCACGCTCTTCTTTTTGTTCAGGCATCATCCCAAACAGCTCAACGTACTTTTCAGTGCGAGATGGTTTACCTCTATAGATAATATCGTGTTGTTCTGTGGACTTATTTATTAAGTTATTTTGGTCAAAGCCCAAAGCGTTATCAACATAATAAATAAACCCTGACATTAAGCTTGTATCTGGATTTCCAAAGTTTGCAAAGACATCTGTAAGCTGAGGCATTACTCTATCGACTACTCTGGTTGCTTTATTTACAGAGAATGAGATAGGAGTTTTGTCTGTTTCACTCGCAGGGACTTTTACATAATCATTGTTATTAGTCAACACTAATAAATATGATCTACGTTCGCTTGTGCCATCGGGATTACGGACAGATACAGGAGCACTAAATCTAGCAAGAGGTCTGCCGTTTTCATCTACGTTGTTCAACATACCGTCAACCCAAGCCTTTTGATCCATTTCAAGTTGAGCTTCAGGTGAAGATACTCCTGCCCCTGTTGTTCCGAGACTGTAGAACATCTGAGGACCAACTAAAGTCTTTACATTGGGAACTCTTTCTTCCAAGTCTTCATAAAACTTTCTTAAGTTAACCGCAGTCCCGTATTGGTCATGTATTTGATTTAGACCTGCAGTTGCATATATGACGGACACATTCTTTAAACTTTCCTTATTGCCAATCTTTCGGTCAATCAAACCGAGTGTAGCTCTAGTAAGTGGGTTGCCACGCTCTCCCATCTTCTCACTAATATGTCCGCTCAACTCTATTGGCAGTTCAACTGAAAATCCTGAAGGAGTATGACCTATCTTTGGGATCAGCAAGTTTTGCTCACGCATCTCTTTTCTGATATGCTCATACTGATCATCCTTGTCCATGTCTCTAAGCAGAACAATGTCTTTCTTAATAAAGCCCTTGAATATAGTCTCTAGTTGAGACACACGACTATTTTCGCCCAGATTCTCCAATGAGTCTATTTGCGTTTGCAGTGGTAATGATTGTTCAAAGTCACCAAAGTCATAGCTACTAGACTTAATACGCATCTCTGCGAGAATTTTATTTACTTCTGCAGAAGTCTCAGTTCCAGACTTATAATACGAAAACAATGTTTCAATTTGAGCTTGAGTTGAATCTACCATTGCTTCTTTCTGAGCCATAGTAGTTGCTCTCTCCATTCTTACTAGACTGTTTGCAGCCATCTTCTGAGCTGTGAAGTTTAACAACTCCATGCCCGAAAGATTACCTTTAGCTAGTTGAGATTCAGCATGGTCGAGTACATTTTGAGGATCATTTAATACAAGATTCTTTTTAACAATTGTTACTGCGTTCTCAACTGAACCTATAGATCCTGTTGGAAATGGTTCAGCTTCCACATAAAATACACTTGGAGCTCCCTTGATGTTTGGATTCTTTATAAACTTCTGATACTCGAGTTGTGCTCGCTTATATGCGGTAGCTGCAACTTGAGGGTCTTGAGATTTTGTTTTTTCAATCAACTCTGCATGCTGAGGTGAGTAGAACTTTAAATTTTCAGGGTTTTCGCCTACTGCATTCAGACGCTTAATATTTTCAGACATCCAATCTGATAGCTTCGACTGCTCAGTAGACTGTAGGTTAAAAGCATTTAACTCAGAGCCAGATATTTCTTTTACTACATCGGCAAATGACTTACGCTCAGCATTTGGTTGGTTAGCTAGGTGTTGTAAGATCTGATAAGCTAACGCAGTAGGTTGCTCTTTTGAGCGTGCAAAGAATGCAGCCATACCCATAAGAGACTGTTTTTGAACTCTCTGGGGTCCTGTTAAATACTTATCATCTATCTTTTGTAGCTTTCGAGCAAAAGATAAACTTTCAGCGTTTGTTACGCTAGATTGTTCCATTAACAAAGCTGAATCCGAAACTAAGGCTGTCAGAGTATTCTTAGCTAGTTCTTTTTGACCATCAACATCTGTAACTTCACCAAGCTTGTCTTGGTATAGCTTATTAAAGGTTGCTAACTGGTCAGCACCAAAACCAAGCTGTTGACCATAATCGCTAAATATCTGCAAACCTGCTTGTCGTCTTTCCTCAAGTTGATCTTCTGTGATCGGTGTACCTTCAGCAAACTGATGCTCAAGAAACATCAACACTTCTGCTTGAACTTCTGTGTCAAAGTTTTCTTTATTTGTAGCACCGTTACGTGCAGCAGCTAAGACTTCATCGTTAACTATACTGTCAACAAATTCAATCATTCCAGCCCCAGTGTTACCCTCGGGATTTTCTAGATTGTTAGCGAGTACTCTGTTTTCAAGTGAATTTAAAGAATCAAGTTGTCCCTTGATTACATCCTTCTGAGCTATCTGTATCTCACTTTTATTTAACAAGCTTTGATACCGAGTATTTAAACCAATAACCGCTTTCTGTATCTTAGCTTCATCTGTTATTTCAGTAGCTGTCCCTTGAGCTCTATAGTCATTTAGATTTAAATTCTTAGGATCTAACTTCTTAAGATCATCTGTAGTCTGCCTAATACCTTCAACATCTCCAGCAGTAATCGCTGCTTCAAGTCGATCGTATCTTTGATTAATCTGAACTTCTAATCCACTAGATGCACCAAATATAGCTAAGTCCTGAGCAGCGTTTTGTTTTTTCTCTAGCTCACGTTTAGCTTCTGCAGCTGTACGTTCTGCCTCTACCTTTGCGCGTTCTGCCTCTACCTCTGCACGTTGTTTAATACGAGCCTGCCCAGCACCAACTTGTTGTAGTGCTTGTCCTACTTGAGTAAGTCCGCTTTGAAAGCCCGACGATTTATCAAAAGCACTGAACGGTGCTTTCTGTTGTTGGGGTGTTCCTGAAAGTCTGATAGCCATAATTATGATTTAAAGATAGATGAGGGACCGCCCTTGAAGTTATTAGTTGATTCAGCTGCTTGACCAAGACCACTAATACCTGTAGCAACTGCACCAATTCTTTGTTGATACGCTTCAGATCTAAACTTGTACGCTTGATTAGCTGCCGATGCTAAAGTTAAATCACGATCTGCCATACCAAGAGAATATGCAAGACCCATCTGTCTGCCCATGTCTTGGTACTGCTTAAATCCTTCATAAGTCTTTTGCGATGCAGCAAAGTCAAACTCAGCAAGTTGAGTGTTAGCCTCAGTCTCAGCTGCTTTAAATACATCACTAAACGATCCACCGAACGTAGGACGGTTACGGACTTTTGCTAACTCACCTGTAAGTTTTTGAGATAAAGCTTTACGGGCAACAGCTGACTGTTGCATACCAACATTCTTCTCTAACTCAGTAGCCGATTGTTGGAACGCAATATCATTCTGCTTGCCGACCATGTTGTTAACAGCCACCTGAGCATTGTACTTGCCCTGTGCCTCTGCTGCGCGTGCAGCGTCATCAGCAGCTTTAGCTGCATCAAGCTGTCCCTTCACGGAAACAGCTGTTCCTACTAGTGCGATTGCGGTAGCCATTAGTTTAAGTCTGTTTTAGTAACGATTGATGCGATTGTCAGTGGATACGGCTCAGTGTGTTTAATAGTCGGTACGTTATCTACACCGAATGTAGACCCAGACACTGGACGTTCTTTGTCGAAGCCAGTAAATCCAGTTGAACCGTAAGAAGTAGATACTTGGTTAGTAGCTAACGAATCTTTAACCCCTAGTGAGTAGCTCCATGAATTGATTAAGAATGGTTTAAGTGAAATAATACGTGCGTTATCAGAACCGTAGGCTGGCTTATTTCTTCCGTCCCACGTTGGGAACATCATCTTAAGCTCACCTTCATACTTAGTCCCAACAACTAGATCTTGTGTAGTTGAGCGATTTGAAATTGTAATAACCCCGCCGGCAACTACCTGCTCACCTATGTATTGACCATCCTGTATAACTGATACAGTTGTGCCATTACTGAAACGTGAGCTTACAGTTACGCTGATATCTGAGCCATCTGTTGGCTTAGTCATTGTAAGGTGACTATCAAGGAATGGGTACACAGTTGTCTGCAGTGGATCTGTTTGAGATAATGCTTCGGTATAGACTGATGATCCACGTCTGACTATCACCCATAGTTGATCGAGTTCGGATTGTGCCCCTCTGTGTAGTACAGAAATATCATATATGTTATCTGAGCCACTGATTGTGTGCTCAGACCAAGCATAAAACTCTTCTTGCCTGTGATATGACAAGCAGAATAGTCTATTGCCATTTGTTCTTACCCACAAACGAGGTTGTGGTGTGTGCTGATACGCAATCTGCTTAATTGGATCTTGTAGGAATGTTGGGTAGATTAACTTAGACACATCGTTAGACGATGAGTTAGCTAAATTAGCATCATACTTGTATTCCATCAATCTAGTGCCAGATTGGTCAGGATAGAAAATAGATGAGCCTACAACTTCAGCTTGCTGATTACATGGCTCTTCTTCAGTTAGCTCAATACGAATAGTCTTTGGACTAATGCCGTACTGGTACTGGTTGGGTACAATTCGGTAGATACCGCCCGTAGTTCCAATTACTAAATCACGAGAAGCCACAAGCCAACGAACGCCAGCTGTTGAGTTATCTAGTTCATAAGTAATACCGCTGGTGTCTAAGACTTGACCATCATTTTCAGCAGTCTTGAAACTTTCCTCTACACCAGCTGCGCTGAAGAACAGGTTATTAGCATTTTTATATGTGCCACCAAATATCCGACGCTGTTCAAACTTAGCAACAGTTCGTGGGTAGTTACCCACATACCAAGCACCTTTATTAAATTCTGTGAACTCACCAGCATTCTCATAGCCTAGAGTTCTGGTATCTTTAGGAACTGGTGACAGCAACTCAGCTCTGACTTGTGTAGCTGAGTTTACAGCAACAATCTTCATGAACACAAGACCAGATGGAAGTCTGCCTCGGCAGTGACGTCCAATATCGTCAGTTGTAAACTCGGATGTCTGAGCATTTAGCAAGACATCATTAGCTACTGCTGTAATAGTAAGTGTTCCTGTTGGGATAACTAACTTATCACCGCTTTCAATGTGTGGCGTAGTCTCACACTCGACAACATCCAATTGTTTTGCGGTAGTAAGATTGCCAAATAAATCTTTAACATTTCCAGCATACTCTGTAGCTGCATTTCCAGCTGTACCCAGATACGTATTGTGAGAGAAAGCTCTATTACCTGTATCTAACAATATTGCAGTGGTCACATCCACATTACCGTCTACATCTGGACCTTTCATGTGCAACGGTGTGGTAACTAACTTACCATACGCCTTGTATACAGACCCAGCTGTATAATCGTCATCAGAGTAAGTTCCTCGGTAGAACTCCACAGGGTGGTCTTCAGTTCCACGATGCTTTTTAATCTTTACCCAACGAGTCGTAGTTCTAGTATTTCCAACAACTACATCATCATTACGTCGATCACTGCCAACGCGGATGAAAGAACCTTCAAGTCCTTTATTAAATACTGCCGTATCACAACGTAAGTGAATCTCATCTCTCGGAACTCCTTCTAAGGCAAGTGCCCTGTCCTGCTCAGCACCAGTAAGTGGTGATGCAGATGCATCCGATTCGTCTACTTCGTTAGAGTCAAGTAAGTACAGCTGAGCAACTGGGTCTTGGATATCAACAACGGATTCAACGGGCTCTACATACACAACTGTGTTTGTAGGGTCTGCTGTAGTGTAACTGCCACCTAATGCAGCATCTAACACCTTACCCAAAAACTTCTCGCCTTCTACTTCATACTCTACATAGTAGTTCTCCCAGTTACCGTCACCAGCAGATACAATAGATGAAAAGTCCGAGGCTGTGCTCTCAAGTTTAACAATGCGTGTGTTACTTGTTATACTAAAAGATTTAGTCTCAGCTTCGGGCTTGAGTATTGGCTCAAAGTCAAAGTCAAGATCTGACAATGTCCAAGATGTATCACCCTGCACTTCGAGCCCCGATGTTATCGTAAGACCGTCAGAAGACACAAGCGTTTTGTTAACGCCACTATCAGTAGCTGTTAAAGTCTTAGCGATCGTAATTAAGTCAGCTGTAAATTTAGCTGGCTTATGTAATCCATGAGTAATATACAACGCATCAGTCTCAGAACTAAAACGTAAGTCTGGTATATCTGAGGACGAATACGCAGAGGCTACCGAATCTTTTAGTGTACCATCGGCATCGTATACTTTAATCAATGATGGTTCAAATACAATACGGTATGGTACATCTGTAGCTAAAGTAACATCAATGCTTCTAAACTTATCGCCAGTAGATCCAAGATAATTTACATGCTTGAAGCCAGATCTAAAGATAGCTGGTCCTTGTAGGCTTGGAAAGAAGTTCTTAAATACGCGAGCTGAGTTAGCTACACGTTTAATATCTAAACGTCCAAGGATGTAGTCACTAATGAGACCACCTGAAAAATCTGACTGTACGTTGCTATACCTTGCCATAGTTCTGATGCCCACCTAAGAACTGTGAGTTCTCCTCATTAATATATGTTTGAGCTGGTCCTTGACGACCCTCCAATACTCGTGCTCTTTTTAGAGCCTTCTGATATTGTACATATAATATCTCGTGGCGGTTTTCAGAGCCTGACAACTCGATTGCCATGTTCTGTGCCATGTGCAATGTAAGCACACGAGTCAGAAACTCAGGCAACGCAGTTGCAGATGAGAGGTCAGGAACATACGTATAAGTTACCTTTAATGATGTTTTATCTGCATACAGTAGACCATTTGCATATCTGTAGTCACCGCAGAGATAGTCGTCTTCATCTTCGACGATAAGTAGAATGTTTAAATCGGACGGAAGTGAGTAAGAGTAACTAAACTTCTTAAACTCAGTACTTCCAGATACACCTGTTAGCGTAGAACGCTTGGTGTTATA